TTGTATCATAAACAAATTCGACACCATCGTATGATGATAGTCTCTCTGCACACCTTCGTTTTGATTCTTCTTGTCTTTCTTCTGTCAGTCTTGTGCCATCCCAATCTACGAAAGATGGGTAATGGTCAACTGCATAAATCTTTTTAATTGTAGGAACATTTTTGAGAAAGTATTCTGCGGTGAACCCATGACAAACACCAATCTCACAACCTACAAGGTCGCCATCAAGTTCTTGCAGAAAAGGAACAAGACCACGACCAGAAATGTTTTCTTCTTTCTCACCGTAATCGATTTGTTTCTGTACCCATTCTTCGGGTCCCAAATGGTCGAATGGGTCACGACAAGTGGGTGCAGATTGTTTAATTAAGTTCTGTGATGTATCAATAATAAAGTCACTCATATTTTTTCTCTATAATTTCTTTCCATTCAGGAACACGGTCGTATTGATGAACAATTGAAAATGGTTTGCCATCAGATGTGCAAATCATATTATCTAACAGAATAGGAGATTTTTCAACCAGCTTGTCAGCATATTTGCCTGCAACTTGAGGTCCTGTTGTACCAAGTTGTGCCGCATATCCATCTTCACTCATTGCGAAATTCGTAATGTCTTTATATGGTTTCATATTCAATAGAACATTCAATGCTGCTTGGTCTGGTCCACCACCACCTTCAATCCAATGATTTGTGCCATTACACAACATGTAGATATTCAGAAACACATCAAGCATAGTTTCAAACTTACCTGAAATTGTACCTGCGTTATAGATTAGATTGTTGACATTGTGGTCGTGAATCAAATTACCAAAAGACCTCAATAGATTTTGATTACCCCAATCTTCGTCTTTGTAATGAATAGATTCACAGGCAACATTAATCTCTTTGTCGCCAATGTTTTTTTCTAACCACTCTGAGGGATTTGTTTGAAAGATAACATCTTTAACATCGGTAGTGACGATGTAACGATATTGACCTTGGAATCTTTTGAGAAGAAACCAAAGGTGTAGAAATCTTTCAACGACAATAGAAAATTGGTCACGATATTCAAATCGTTTTTCTTCATCGTTCTTTTTGAAGGCAAGAACTGTATAGTCTCGTTTGACAAGTTCTTCTGCCGTTGCATAGTCAACATTATAACAAATCATGGCTTTAGTACCGTCAAAGCCACATCTGTCAAGGGAATTCACCCAAGGTTTGATTTTATCGAAATCATAACCAGTAATACAACCAACCACAATGTCTTTCATAATATCTCCAATGATATATTTACTTAGTCTTCATATAGTCCTTAAATGACTTTATGTCTTGTCCCGGAGTATCTTTTTGATATTTCTTCCGAAGTGTGTCTGAGCCATCTTCACCTGCACCTGCCTTAGAAACAAACTCTTGTTTCTCGTTTACACTTTTATGTAGGCGAACGCCAGTTACTTGTTGAATCAGGTCACGAAACTCTTTATGTCTTTTGTTTTGAATGTGTGACTGTAACTGTTTCTTTTGTTGTGGTGTTGCCTTTGAATGAAACTTGACTAATTCAGAAACACCTACATTGCCAACATATGTTGCTTCACCAAGATGTTTGAAGTATTGCACCCGTTGTTCTTGTTTGCGAACCCATTCTTCTGATGGTTTGCCTTCGCCTCTGAAGTATGCAAGTGGTCGCCTTGTTTTGCGTGAAACAAATGCCCACTTTCCGTCTTTTTGTACTAACATTATCCTCTCGTTAGAGTAAGTATCTTTTGCATCTGTTCTTCGAGAACAGGTCCACGATTTGGCCAATGGATGTATGGTTGTGTTCTTGATTTATATAGGTTCGTTAGGAAAGGCATAATAATCTTTTCTACCTGTTCAAGTCTTGCTTTGTATTCTTCTACAGTTTCATCTTTCTCAGCAATAACTGCCTGATACTCAACTTCATCAACTGTACTAAAACCAAAGTCGTTGTCGCCATATTCTTTTAGAATTGCATTAATATCGTATGCCATTATTTGTCCCATTGTTTCTGAGCGTTAAAGTTTTCTTGACTGAACTCAAGTCTATCAATTAGTTTCAATGCACCACCTGATAGACGGTCAACAGCAACAAAACCTTCTGGATTTGTAATCTTGAAACCATCATCTGTACGAATGAATGTACCTGTAACTTGTTTCATCTCTTGCAGTTTCTTAACAACCATAAGTTTTGCATCAACGATTAGGTTCATTAAATCAAAGATGAGTTTAAGTTGAACGGCATTACTACGATAGAAACGCATGATTTCATTCTTCTCAGTTTGTTTCTTAATCTTTGTTTTTTCCATTTTCGCTTTGAGAATTTCAGCGTTCAATCTGTTTTCTACCCAGCGTGTCAATTCATTCACATGTGCGGTTGTGTTTGTAATCTTTTCACCTGCACGAACTTTTGTATTGTTAAATGTTTTGATTTGAAGAAGTATTGGTTCAGATGCCGCAATACGATTCAACACAAGAGAACTGATTGATTGAAATGTTCGACCTGCATTTGAAAGTAAATTGGTTATCTGTGCGGTTTCGTTTTCTGTAAATGTTGCCGTGCCAGATGCATCAATAAAAGACGCATCACGAAACCAAACATCTTTTGTCTTTGTTAAGTGACCAATGTCAATATTAAAAGATGCTTTCATAGTTTCAAGTGTACGACCAGAATATGAAGTATGAAATACAATACCAAGTTGTGCAGCTTGAATTGACTGTGCAAGTTTAGTGTCTGTAGGTACTGCATAGACAATTGTGTTTGGTTGAAATGTTAGTAATTGTTCACCATCAATTCTTTCTTTCTTCAAATCTTTCTTGGTGAACATCATGTCGCCTTGCAGAACACCTTTGATGCCAAGTTTTGGAAGAAATGCAAGTGCAATCTTCAACTTCTCATTGAGTCCTGCACCTGGATGGTTCTTGTCAATGTCATCGTTTGTGTAATTGAGTTTTGCGTTCTTTGCAAACACACCTTTTGTACCAACAAAGAATTTACCATTGTCAGGATTTATGCCGCAAAATACGGCAGGTGCACCATCCCACTTTGTTGTGACATTGATTTTTGATTGTGAACGACCTGCAAGCATATCTCTGAGTGATTGGAGAAATGCAATCGATTCTCTTGCACCAGCAACACCACGATTGAAGATGTTGTCTTCAAGGTGTTCAAGGTGTAAATTTTTGCCTTCTTTGGCTTCGTTTAAAAATTCTGTGAAGTTCATTTTAACTATACTTTATGAAAATACAACTATTTTTTGTGGCAGAAGATGCATACTGAAAAATATATGAAGACAATTCATCCATTTTCTTTTCGTTTAGTACTGCATTGACCAACATCACGCCAATGTACTTAGACATCCACCAAGTCTTATCTTTTCTGTGGCCAGCTTTTGCTTGAATGATTAAGTCGTCAACTTTATCTCTTGTACCAGATAAATTTTTAAATGCAGTTGCGAATTCTTTGAAATCTTTATCCGTAGGTTTATCGATTGGTGTTTGTTGTGGCATTTTTAATTTAGTTCTTGGAACACCAACAGATAAAGCACCCTCAAAAATCATTCCGCCACCTATTTTACCACCTGCAGCAGCTTTACCTTTAATTTCTCCCTGCCATGATGATGTGACTGGTCGACTTGAAAAATTTCTCAGTTGAACTTCTCCCGCTTTACCTTCACTCGTATACTGAATGTATATGTCTTTCGAATCAGTCATTACTTGACCCAATTTTACTCCTGTGAAATCTGCGGTTACTGGTTTACCTGCATTGAAAATTTTGGAGTGTGGTTCTTCACCTTTACCTAATTTTTTCAATGAGATGCCCACACATTCAGCATTTGCAAAAAGATTATACATGTATTCATTATACTCTTGCAGAGAAGGAAAGTCAAACTTATGTTTGTGTGATTTTTTTATCATCCAAATATCTGCCGGATTCCACTTGTCGTCACCTGTGATGCCACTTCCTTTTTTATGTCTTCTCCAAGCCTCATATATCGAATCGACTAAAGAACCCCCACGATAAAACTTATATTGTTTGCCTGATTTTGCACCAGGCACATCTTGAAAAATTTTATTGGCAGTTTTGATTACAGTATAATACCATTGTTCGTCTTTTATTCCTGTCATAC